CTTCACCCAGTTCTTATTGAGAACGATGGCGGAAGTCGACATCTTGCAGTGTCTGCTCCCAGGTCCGGAGAACAGATTCAGCAATGTCGCCTTTGATGTTGGCCCTTGCACGGTTGAGCAGAGCCCATCCGTCCGAGCTTTGGGTGTCACGGCGCAGACCACTGGTCAGCGCTGTACCTGCGCGATTTTGGACGACGTGGAGGTTCTTTCAAACGTCATAACCCAGCTGAAGCAGGAACGAGTGGCGCACGCCGTCACGGAGATGGAATCAATCATCAAGCCCGATGAAGGTCAGCTGCTGCCACGCAAGATCCTGTACCTGGGCACCCCGCATACAGAAACCAGTATTTACCTGAGGCTGGTTCGAGAACGGGGATATAGCAGTCGTTATTGGCCTGCCTGTTACCCGAAAGAGCTGGAGTGTTACGAGGGCAATCTCGATCCACAGATCGAGCAAGAGCTGGCGCTTGACCCTGGCCTAGTCGGGGAGCCAACGGACCCTGAACGGTTTAGCGGGGAAGACATCCTGCAGCGTCAGGCGTCGATGACTAAGGCAAGTTTCGAGCTGCAGTTCCTGCTCAATACGCGGCTTGCGACTCTTGATCGCTTCCCGGTACGCCTGGGAGACATAGTCGTTCTGGACATCGATGGCTCGGCGTTGCCAGAGACCGTCGTGTGGTCCAACGGGCCGGATTATCGGCTCCAAGATCTCGTATGCGTGGGCATGGGTGCCGATCGCCATTGGCATAAACCTGCCTTCATCAATGGCTGGATCGAACGAAAGGATGCTCGTGTCGTCATGTCTGTGGATCCCGCTGGAAGGGGCCGGGACGAGCTGGCCTGGTGTGTATTGGCGGAGTATGGGGGCAACTTCACCCTTTTGGAATCAGGTGGTTCCACCCTTGGTTACGAGGACACCGTCCTGGAGCACCTGGCTAAGACCGCCAAGAAGTGGGACGTGAACTACGTCATCGCTGAGGCGAACATGGGCGATGGCATGTTCACTGCCCTGCTTAAACCGCACCTACTCCGGCACCATCCGGTGACGATTGAGGAGGTGAAGCACTCCATTCGGAAGGAACACCGGTTGTGCGACACGCTCGGGCCGATCATTCAGCAGCATCGCCTGGCGATCCTGTCGCGTGTGGTCAAAAACGACTACCGGCTGCTCGATGAAGACCCAGAACACGGCTATTCAAGGTCGTTGGCGTGGCAGCTGAGCCGCCTCACCGCAGAAAAGGGCTGTCTCGATCACGATGACCGCGCTGATGCACTCGCTATTGCCCTTGCCTATTTCGTTGAGGCGGCCGCCCAGGACCAGATGCGGGCCCAGGCGGATCGTGCCGCCCAGATGCAGGCCGAAGACATGGAAGCCTGGCAATCAGAGCAAGAAGGTGCGATCGACTCCCTTGCGCTGGGATGGCGACCGAATACTTCCAACCACGGGGCTTATGGAGGCGTCAGACAGCTGACTGTCTGATAGGCACCACCTTGTCGTCCATCTCTGAGAAGTCGAGCTTGCCAGCCAGCTTCTTCAGGGTGGATCCCTCAGCTGCAACAGCTGTGACGTTGCTGTTCTTCAGCAGGGCCATAGCTTCTTGTCTGGCTTTGCGATCACCGTTCTGGAGATCTTCCAAGACCTGATCAATTACGAGGCTGTGGATCTGACTCAGCTTGTCTAGGTCGTCACTCATGGCATGACTGGGCTTCTGTACCCAAGGTAGATAAAGTTCTTATGTCTACGATCCCGCAGAGTGCCTTACTTGCCACCTATTGATGAGCGGCTTGTGGCGGCCTTGGCAGCCGAGTTCCCTGATCGTTCCCCCGACCTGGAGTGGAGCGACAAGGAAATCATGTGGCGTGCTGGGCAAGTTTCTGTTGTGAAGTGGCTTGCCAGCAAGCTTGAAGAACAACAGGACGACATGCGGGCCACCATGGAATTAGGAGGCCACAACTGATGTGCAGCGGCGGTGGCGGTGGAGGCGGAACGATTCATATGCCTGACACCAAGGCATATGACAAACAGTTTGAGATGCAAAAGGCTGCGATTGATTCGCAGATGAATAACTCGTCGATGCTGATGCAGCAGAAGCTGCAAGACACGTTGCGTCAGCAGGGAGTGTTGCGAGAGCAGATTCGCGATGCTCAGGTCGCCAAAGCGACAGAAGAGGACAAGCTTGAAGCGCAAGCGCAGCGCTTGTCAGTTTTGGCAGGTGCTCCGCCACCGGAGCCAACAGCCGCAGCTCCGACGATTGGCAGTCGTGATCGCAAACAGAACACCCGTAAGGGCAAAGGTTCGCTGCGAATAGGCCGAAAGGTCGCAAGTTCTTCTGGTCAGGGCGCTGGCCTCAACATCACTTAGGAGCAAACCCATGTGCATCGGCGGTTCGTCACCAAAAGCACCAGAAGTCAAATATGTCGGTCCATCGGAGTCCGACATCAAGCGGAACGAAAAAGCTTTGGATGACTATCGGGATGAGATTAGTAGGCAGCAGTCTGAATTCCAGGCTGGCCTGCAGCAGCAGATTGATGACGCAAATGCCGAGACACAAGCGTTGCAAGACAAGTATGCGGCCGATTTAACGGCTGCTGAGGATGAAAGCGCTGCCGGTATTGCTGATGCTGAAGCAGCTGGTGCTGCTGCTACGACAGAGGCCGGGGCTGCTGCTGCTGCCCAGCAGGTTGGCGCTTACACCGTTACGGCTACTCAATCGGAAGAGCTACAAGCGCAGACAACTGCTTCGATTGAGAAGAAGAAGAAGCCGAAAAAGAACCTCAAAATCAGCACCGCTGGCACGGCGAGTGGCGCTGGTTCTGGCCTCAACATCGGTATCTGATCATGTGCAGCGGCGGCAACCGAAAAGCAAAAGAGCGGGAAGCTCGTAAGAAGGGCAAAAAGCAGAGGCAAGAGGCCAAGGCGCGTCAGCGGGAGCTGGATCGGATTGCACAGGAGCGGAAAATCCTTGCCAGGCGACAGGTCAGGCGACAGGAAGAGCTTGAAGCCGAACAGGTTGCGTTTATCGAGGCCAATGACGCGAAGGTTGCAGAGCTAAATGCTCAGCAGGACCAGCGTTTAGCCACGCTTGCCGCTGATGACCAGGCAGCTCGCTCTGCCATCAAGCAGGAGACTGCTCGAAAGGTCGCTGGCATTGAACGAGCAGGCGGTGCAGCTGCAACGTCACTGCGAATTCTTGGCCAGAAACAGCCAAAGGCTCCCCAGGCGGTGCAGACACCTCGTAATAACAAGCGTCGAGGTGCTGGATCCACTTCGGCCAGTGTCGCTCGCGGCACCGGTTCCACTCGCGGCACCAATCTCTCAATCTGATGAACCAGACCGCAGCGCAACGCTACGAAGACCTGCAATCTGACAGGGATTACTACCTGAGCAGGGGTCGAGCTTGCGCTCGGCTGACTATTCCGTACCTGATTCCAACAAGTTCGGAGCCTGTCCCTGACACCAAGGAGACGTATCCGGTGCCATGGAACGGCATCGGCGCACGCGGATGTCTGAACCTCGCCAGTCGCATGCTTCTTGCGTTGCTACCCCCGACGCAGCAGTTCTTTCGCTTCTCCCTGGATGAAGCCGAGCTGAATGCGCAGGGTGTGAGCCCGGAGCAGAAGTCTGATTTTGAGCAGGCGTTAAGCCAGATCGAGCGCCAGGTGCTGCGAGAGATCGAGGCAAGTAACGATCGAGTGGTCTTCCATGAGGCGTTGCTGCATTTAATTGTTGGTGGCAATGCGCTGCTCTACATCGCGCCTGAGGGCCTGCGGTGTTTCCACCTGAACCGCTACGTCTGCCAGCGGGATCCCATGGGGAATCCGTTGGAGGTGATTACTTGCGAGCAGCTGGCGATCAGCACCCTGCCCAAGAAGGTGCAGGACATGGTCCGCAGCAAGGACGATGACGACGACATCACCAGCGGGATCATTGATGACATCGTCCAGCCTGTTCCCCGCAGGGATAGCGGTGACACCGTTCGGATCTACACCCGTGTGACCTGGGAGCGGAATAGCCAGGGCAGGAAGGGGATGGTGAAGTGGCACCAGGAGGTAAACAACAAGATCATCCCCGGCTCCGAGGGCCGTGCCCCTGAGGATGTGAGCCCTTGGTTGCCTCTGCGGATGACCCGTAGCGATGGCCAGCAGTACGGAATCAGCTATGTCGAGGCCGCGGCCTTGGCTGATCTGCAGACCGTTGAGGCGCTGTGTCAGGCCATTGCTGAGGGCAGCCTGGCGAGCAGCAAAGTGTTGTTCCTGGTGAAGCCTTCTGGTGTCACCAAGGCGGCCAATCTTGCCAACAGCCCGAACGGTTCGTTCGTGACTGGCGACCCCAACGATGTGCAGGCTCTGCAGGTGCAGAAGAGTACAGATTTGGCGGTTGCGATGCAAGGAAAAACGCAGATAGAAGCCAGGCTGTCACAGGCTTTTATGCTTGCTGATGTCCGAGACTCTGAGCGCACCACGGCGGAAGAGGTTCGCTTGCAAGCGTTGCAGATCGAGAACTCTTTGGGTTCGATTTACAGCATCTTGACCAGTGAATTCCAGGTGCCCTACGTCTCTCGCAAGCTGGACATTTTGCAGCGTGAGAAGAAGGTGCCAAAGCTGCCGAAGGAGTTGGTAAAGCCTGTTATGACTGTCGGCTTGGCTGCAGTTGGCCGCGGCAATGATCTGGAGCAGTTGGTTAGGTTCACGACGACCCTTGGTCAAACAATGGGGCCTGAAGGAATGGCGACCTATTTGAAGCCATCCGAACTGATTAAGCGCTTGGCGTATTCCATGGGCATTGATACTGTCGGTCTAATTAAGTCCGAAGAGGAACTCGCTCAGGAACAACAAGCCGCACAACAAGCGGAACAACAAGCCGCAATGCTGCAGTCAAAAATGGCTGATCCCAAGAATCTCGCAGACGCTGCGCAGACAGTGCAGAACATGCAAAACCCGCAACCTGAACAACAATGAGCCCTGAAGTCGCAACCCCTTTTGAAAATTCTCCTCAGCCTTTTGTTGAAGGAACGCAGTCAGACACCAGCCCACAGCTGACGCAAGGTGAAACCGAGAAAGGGGGCATGGTTGCCCCTGGCCAGGAAAACATTGTCGAGCAATTTGCCCGTGAGCAGGAGCAAGAGCAACAAGAAGAGGCCATTCTTGGCAAGTTCAAGAGTCCACAAGAGCTGGCGAAGGCTTATGCGGAACTGCAACGCAAGATGGGCGAGCAGGGAAGCAAGTCCGATAGCAGCCCTGATGTTGAGCCTGACGCTGCTCCGGCAGAGGGTGAGAGCTACAGCTCTGAGCAGGCGGTTGAGGTTTATGGCAAAAAAGCTGTCGAGACGCTGGCAGGGAAGGGTGTCGACCTAGCCAACCTGATGTATCGCGCCGATAGCGGCGAAGACATCAGCGAGCATTACGGCACGCTGGCCGAGACGTTCAACGTGTCCGAGCAGGTAGTGGAGAACTATGTCTCCAATGCTCGGGCTGAGGGTTCTGCTGAAGGCGGCTTGAGTGAGGCCGATGCCGCTTCACTGATGGATTCTGTCGGCGGACAGGATTCGTTCAATGCGTTGAGCAACTGGGCCAAGTCAAACCTCAGCCAAGACGAGCTGGCCAATTACAACGCTGTTGTCGATTCAGGCAACAAGGATGCGATCAGCTGGGCCTTAAAGGCAATGGTGGCCCGCCAGGGCAGTTCTGATGCTGTCGTCGAGCCACAGCTCTACGGGGGTGGAACACCAACAGATACCGCTGCAAGGTTTGAAAGTGAGCAGCAAGTCCTTGATGCAATGAACAAGCGGAATGACCGCGGTCAGCGCATGTATGACGTTGATGAGGCGTATCGAAACAAGGTGCAGATGATATTGGCGTCTTCCAATGTCTTCACATAGGATTTAAGAGACAGCTACCAGAACTGGGTAAGCCCGAAAGGACAACTTACGGCCAGGGAGGAATGAGCAGTCACAAACTGATCACTCTTCTTATCTCTGAAAAATGGCTACTCCTCCTGATGTAGCACTCCAACGGCTAGGCCAAATCAAGGGCGATGCCGCTACTTGGGGTGCTGGTCCTACTGGTCTTGATAAAGACCGCGCAATGTTCCTGCGCCTCGGCTCTGCTGAGGTGCTCGACGCCTTCATGACCAACTGCGTGTTCAAGGGGAAAACCCGTGAGCGCAATATCCGTGGAGGCCGCTCTGTAGCGTTCCCCATCACGGGCAAAATGGAGGCGCGGTATCACCAGCCCGGATCACAAATCCTCGGGCAAGGTAACGATCCTTCTGACCTGAACCAGCGCGTAATCGAGCTTGACGCTCTGATGATTGCCGATGCGGCGATCTATCAGGTGGACGAGCTGATGAACTACTACGACATCCGCCAGATCTACACCAAGGAGCTGGGTCGTTCACTCGCTTACGAGTACGACAAGCGTGTCGCACGGATCATTTACGCCGCTGCCAGCAACACCACCGAGCCCCTGGCTAAGGATCCTCCGAACGCTGGCCGTACTGGTCAGCTGATCGACCTGGGTTCTGATAAGGCCACCTTTGACGCCAAGACCCGTCAGGCCCGTGGTGACGAACTGGTTGAGGCCATCTTCCAAGCCCGTGTTGGCTTTGAGGAGAAGGACGTGCCGATCGACAACATGTATGCCGTGTTCTCGCCGGACGACTACTACTCAATCACCCAGTCATCCCGCGCCATCAACGTTGACTTCAACGGTGGCGGCGGCAACGGCACGATCGCTTCTGGCGAGACTGCACGAATTGCTGGTATTCCTCTGTATTCCAGCAACCACGTTGTCCAGCCTGCTTACACGCTGGTCGCTGGTGATTACAACACCGATTATGCGCAGAACCTCTCGAAGGTTCGCGGCCTGATCTTCCATCGGGACGCCGTTGGTGTTGTTTCTCTGCTGAGTCCTTCTCTGCAGCTGACTGGTTCTGAATTCCGTGTTCAGTATCAGTCCGACCTGATGGTTGCTCGTCAGGCCCTGGGCATGGGTCAACTCCGTGCTGAATGTGCTTGCGCAATCTCAACCACCTGATCCCGGACTAAGTTCAGGGGAGGGTGCAGGGGTCAGCTACGGCTGGCCCCTTTTTTCGTGCTCCGACAGAATGTGGTCATCGTTCCCGTAGAGATGAATGGGCCTGGCACAGATGACAAAGGCCCAGGGCCGCACCACCCTCCTGGATGCCGTCAACGTTTGTTTGGAGAACATCGGGGAGCAACCCGTTGATTCCTTAGAGAACGAACAGATCCAAGACGCCAGGATTGCGCAGCGGACTTTGCTGGAGATCCATAAGGAAGGGCAGACGAAAGGGTGGAGTTGGAACACCGAATACAACTACCCGTTTTTGAAGGACGCCAAGACGAATCAGATCGAGGTGCCGGAACAGGTCGTTGAATTCAGCATTGATCGGTATCAGTACAACGGTCGCTTCCAGCTGCGGGGCACCAAGGTTTACGACTTGCTGAATCGGACGTTCATCCTCGACGAGACCATCACAGGGCTGCAGGCTGATGTGATCTGGCTGCTGTCGTGGGACGAGGTGCCAGAGGCGTACAACCGCTGGGTAACGGTCAGAGCTGCACGGATCTTTTCTGATCGCAGCTTGGGTTCTGAGGCGTTGTTCAAGTACACGCTGAAGGATGAGCAGGACGCCCAGGCTGAGCTGGCTCGCGTGGAGTTGCAGCAGGAAGCTCCGAACCTGCTGTCAGGCCCTTTTGCCTTTCCCACCTACCAGCCAAACACTGGCCTGATGAATCGTCGCGTGGCTAACGGCTACAGCTTGTTCTGATGAAAAATGTCGCGTACACAATCCCCAATCTCATTCAGGGGATTAGCCAGCAGCCGGATGCGCAGCGTGATCCGAGTCAGGGCGAGATCCAGGTCAATGGCGTGTCGTCAATCGCGGAGGGTCTGCGGAAGCGGGACTCAACTCGGACCTTGGCCAAGGTCAGTAGCAGCAGCTTTGGTGATGCCTTCTTCCACACGATCCTTCGAGATCAGCAGGAGGAGTACATCGCAGTTATTGCCAAAGATGCCATCAAGGTCTTTGATCTCCAGGGCAATGAGAAGAACGTCCAGGCAGATAGCGGTGCTTATGACTACCTGAGCAGTGTCACCAATGCGCAGCAGCAAATTCGTGCGGTGACGATCGCAGACTTCACCTTCGTGACCAACACGTTGGTGGCGACTGCAATGGATACGGTCACTGCTCCAAAGGTTTCGAGGCCATCGCATGAATGCTTGATTTGGGTAAAGCAAGCGGTCTACGGCAACAAGTACAGCGTCACGGTGAATGGCAGTGGTGTTTCTGTTGAGACCCCTGTTGCAGCTGTTGTGAGCAATGGCAGCGAGATTCAGGAAAACAGAATTAGCTCGGAGGAGATCGCTGAGCAGTTGATGAATGGCATCGGCGGTGTCGACAAGAGTCGTTCCGGTTCTGTCATCTGGATTCGCAGCAACAGTCCGATCTCGGTGTCGGCTACTGACGCCAAGTCAAACGCGACGATTACTGCAATCCTCGATGAGGTGCAGGCATTCACTGAATTGCCGACCATTGCGCCTGTGGGCTATCAGGTCGAAATCACTGGTGATCCAGGCACCAACTTCGACAACTATTACGTCGAGTTTGAGCCCCGTAGTGGCTCCTTTGGTGAAGGTGGCTGGGCGGAGACTGTCTCCCCTGGCGTGGAATATCAGGTCAATGCGTCGTCAATGCCGCACGTTTTAATCCGTAAGTCCGATGGAAATTTTTGGTTCGGGAAGGTCAATGGCCAGTCGGTTTCAGGCATCCCTGGCGATGTTCCCAAGTGGGGCGAGCGGGTAGCTGGCGACTACGACACCGTTCCCGACCCTTCATTTATTGGCTATGCGATTAACGACATCTTTATCTACAAGAACCGACTCGGATTCTTGGCTGATGAAAACGTTGTGCTCAGCAGAGTTCGAGAGTTTTTTGAGTTCTTCCCAGAGACAGTCACAACAGTGCTGGACACTGATCCTATTGATGTTGTGGCTAGCAATAACCGGGTATCCGTTCTGCGATACGCGGTCCCGTACCAGGATGAATTGATTCTATTTTCGAGTCAAATTCAGTTCCGATTTAATGCAGCCGAAACTGTACTAACCCCAGCCACAGCACAGATTACGGTGCTAACGCAATTTGATGTTGACGTAAGCGTCAGGCCACAACAGGCGGGTGGCGGCATCTTCTTTATGCAGTCAAATGGCCAGTGGTCACAAATGCGTGAATTTGCCGTGCGAGGTGCTGGCACAGCTCTGACTGCAGATGCGGCTGATTTGACCGGCTATGTGTCGTCGTACATCCCAGATCAGTGCTTCAAGATGACGGTGAACGACACCGGAAATGCTGCATTCATTATTAGTTCTAGGGTCGACACTCACGGCTTTTTTACTGACTATCGCAAGCGGATCTACACCTACAAGTGGTTTCTACGCAACTCAGGCGGGGGTGCCGAACGTGTTCAGAACAGCTGGAGCTACTGGGAGTTTGGGGCTGACGAGGTTCTGCAGATCGTTTGCATCCGCGAGATCCTTTACTGCCTTATGAGATACGGCAACGACGTCTACCTGGAGTCGATCTCTGTTCTTGATCGTGCAGAGGAAGGCGTCTTTGCGCCTTATCCGATGTTGCTGGATCGCTTGATCGGAACGACTACGGCGACAGCCGCGGCCATGCGTATGGATAAAGGTGTTTATGACCCACAGAAGAACGAGACGACATTCACGCTGAAGTACCCGGCGGCAAATGAGGTTCAGATCTGGTCGGCTTACAACATGGACACCACCAGCACGAACAAGGCTGGCCCAGTGCTGCTGGGTTCTACAAGTTCAGGCACAACAATCACAACTCGCGGCGACTGGTCAAGCGAAGAGGTATGGGCTGGCGAGAAGTACGAATTCCGCTATCGCTTCTCTCGTTTCAAGCTGATGCAAGACGTTGGTGGAGGTAAAGCCCCTCGCAATGTCATTCGGACGCAGATCCGTCAGGCCAAGCTTGGGTATCACGAATCAGCGTTCTTCCAGGCGAAGACATTGCCGGAACATCGTGCAGAAGGCCTCTACACATTTGACGGCACAGTGAGCGGTGTCAGGGCTGCAACAATCGGCCAACCAAAGAACATGAGGGAGTCAGTTCCGCGTTATTACGAGGGCGTATTCAACATTCCAATCATGGGGCGAGGTGATCGCGTGTTGGTCGAACTTTTGAATGACACGCCACACCCTTGCAAGTTCAGCACTTGCGAGTGGATCGGCATGATCACAAGTCGCTCGGGGGCTTCCTGATGAAGTGGGTAGAGAAGCCAGGCGCTGATCACATCTTGTATGTGGCCGAGCGCCTCAGGGAAGCGGACGTTCAGGAGGTGATGCTCAGCCATGGGTCGTCTGCACTTGAGGCCGTGACCGAAAGCTGGGCACAGTCCACCCTCGTCAAGGGGATGGTCACTGATGACGATGAGCCCTGCGGCCTCTGCGGTGTCGTAGGGATGCGTATTTGGTTGCTTGGAACTGAGCGATTGACCGAGAGTCGTCGTGCCCGCTGGCAGTTATGCGTAGAGGGGAGAAAATGGGTGGACAGTTGCTTAGAGGAATTGGGCGGCCCGTTGTTCAATCAGGTGTATTCCAAGAACACGGATTCAATCCGCTGGCTCAAATATCTTGGCTTTACGGTTGATGAGCCAAGGCCACTTGGTCCTAGTGCCGCGTTGTTCTGTGACTTCTGGAGGGATAGCTAATGGAACCCATCACGATGATGGCGCTGGGCTCAGCTGCCATCACAGGAGTTCAAGGATTTCTGGGCCATCAGGCCAAGAGCCAGGATTACGTCACTCAAGTTGCTCGGCAAAAAGCCAGCAATGAATTCGCGGCGTGGTCTGCAAGCAACCAGGCTCGTACGGCTGATCTCAATAACAACTACGCCTACTGGCAGCAGAAGATCAATCACGGGCAGGACTTGGTTTATGCCAATGGCCTGCGGAACTTCGAGCTAGCCAAGTCAATCAACCAGGCTGAAGTCGTAGCCCGCACCCGAGCATCAGCTGGGGCGAGCTATGCACAGGAATCTGCAGCCCTGGTCGACGGGTTCCAGCAGCAGTCGATGGCAGATGCCGTCTCGCTGATGCAGTACAAGCAGCAGGCATTGCGAAGTGCCGCGTCGTATTCAGCGTCTGGCCAAGAAGGCGCAAGCGTTGACCGGTATATCAACGACTACGCCCGCCAGGTCGGTGACATGGCGACGATGCAGGAGCTGAATGCAAAGTTCCGGGAGCGTCAGTTCACGCGAGAAGCAGCAGGGCAGGTCGCTACATACCTGAACCGATACAACAGTCAGCAGCTGTACGAAGAACAGCAGATAAACGATCCGATTGCGCCGTTCCCGCCATTGGCCACGTTGGTCAATCCAGCTGGTCCTTCGTACACGGGCGCAGCTCCTAGCGCTGGTACTGCGTTCTTAGGGACTGCTTTGAACATGGCTCAGACGGGCATGAGCACATACAGCAGCCTCGGCGGTTTTGCTAATTCAGGCGGAGGTGGTGAGTAATGGCAGCACCACAACGGCTACAGGCAGGGAGCCTTCAACCTTCTGCCAATCCAGTCAGTTCGTTCCTTCAGTTTGATGGGAACTCAAAACCCGCTGCTCCAGCGCAGTCTTCCAAGCTGCCGCAGATCTCGCGTGTCACTGGAATTCAGCGTGGCGCTCAGCGTGACGTGCAAGGCGTCAATCCAATTCAAGAGCTGAGCGAGGCCCTGGCCCCGTTGAGCAAGGTCTACGACACCGGCATCAAGCTTTACGCCTCAAACGAATACAAGAAGGGGCAAAACGAAATCCTCAAGGCCGCGGCCAACATCAACCGCGACCAGATTCAAAAGAGCTTTGCCTATGCCGAGCAGAACCGTGAGGTAGATCGTCAGAACCCTGTGGCGGGCATCCTGATGGATGACGCCAACCCCTTCAGGCAAGCCGGTCGAGTTAATCAGGCAAGCAAGTGGGTGGCGACGATGGCCCCCTCTCAGTTCAAGGCGGAATGGGCAAAGACGGGGGGAGATCTGCGGACGCTTGATCCGTCAGATCCGGCAATCTTGGCAGTTAAATCCAAGGTCACGAACCAGCTGACGAGAGCGTTTGGCCTGGATGAATTCAGCCCTGGTTTTCAGCAGTACGTCGTTCCTCAGATCAACCAAAGCTGGGAGTGGTTTGAGAACCAGCAGTACAAGGGTCGTGTCGCATACGACAAGGAAGTCGGTGCTCGGCAGACATCACAAGCGATGGTGTCACTGCTGCTGCAGCCCGGTGGTGCAAGTCCTGGTGCATGGCTGGATTTAATTGCCAACAGTGCAGCCCAATACGGCCTATCTGGCGAGCCAGAAAAGATGACTCGGGAAGCGATCACTTCAGCCGCTGAGCGGTTGGAGGTGATGAAGAGCAATCCCGCGACACGGCAACAGGCAATTAGCGCTCTGTACTTCCTCAAAGGAATGCCGAGCGGACTGACTGATGACAACGGCAATTCGATTTCTATCGGTGATGCCTATAGCGCTGATCTGCTGTCTGATCAGGCTGATGTGATGCGTGACGTGCAGGCGATTCGTAATGCCGAGAAGGAAACGTCGCTTGCTGAGCTTGATATGGATCCACAGTTTGAATCCACTATCGGCTTAAATCCTCAGTCGGCTGGATGGGAAGACAGCTTTCAACAGTTGAGGCAGAACCCTGCTTATGCCTCATTGAGTGACGCTGAACTGCGGGAAAGGATGATCAATCAGTCTGATCAGGCTGAGGAGTGGCAAGGTGTCACGTTCGATCCAGGATCGACCAATCGATTCATTCTTAAGCAAGAGGAATCTTTTGGTTCTGACTGGAATGAAGGCGAGGCGAACAAAGAGTTTCAGCGTTTAATTCAGAACGCCCCGCAGCAGGTGCGGCAAGAGTTGCAGAAGAAATGGCGGACACTGCGTGAGGACAAGCGTCGTGAGCAGTCAGGTGAGCTGGATAGCTCGATCATGAATGAGCGGGTTGACCTGAAAGTCAAGGCACTTGTGGCTCAGGTATTCCCGGAGAAGGGTGCGGAGTTGA